CAAGGATAAGAGGCGTATGATCGCCATCGAGCCTACACTGAATATGTATTTTCAGCAAAGCTTAATGAAAATCATGTATAGCCGTCTGTCCGAGGTTGGACTGAACGTAGAGAGTTTGCCCGAAAGGCATAAGATGCTCGCTTTGAGTGGGTCTGTTACAGGCAATATTGCCACGATAGACTTCTCGTCCGCGAGTGATTGTGTCTCGATTGAACTGCTTAGGTATATTCTACCTACTAGTTGGTTCAGATATGTTGACCTGGTCCGCTGCCCAAGGATGGAAATCCTGGGAGAAACAGTAGACTTAGAAATGGTCAGCACTATGGGTAACGCGGGAACGTTTCCGCTGGAGACTCTCGTATTCTGGGCGCTAGGAGTGTGCACAATCATGCAACAAGAGCGGACTAACCCGTATTCCCTTCTCAGTTTACCTGAGGAGCGGGACGCGGTGTCCGTTTTTGGAGATGACTGCATACTACCAACAAAGTACGCACGAGCCTTTATGGCAAATGCTACCGAGTTGGGATTCTTGGTGAATGAAGAGAAGTCTTTCTTCGAGCCAAGTCCTGGTTTCCGGGAGAGCTGTGGAGGTGATTACCTCCGCGGTTCGAACGTGCGGCCTTTTTACTTGAAGGCCCCCACCTCAAACAAGATGAGTGCACTCGAGCCCTGGTTATATGTTGTACTAAACGGTGTTATAAAGAAGTATATGTCATACTTCGGCACCGCCACGTATTGCTATGATAAGGACCTCCTTGTGTATTTGTTTAGTTTGTTCGAAAAGTACCGACTAAAGGTTAAGTTGGTGCCGTTCGACTTCCCCGACGATGCTGGTCTTAAAACAACAGACTGGCAGCGCTTACGAGCTTGCTATGGTGTCCCTTGGGATACTGTAGCGGTTACGAAGCAGGGATGGAGTTGTTTCCGCTACTGTCGCTTCGTTTATACGGAGCATAGGCAGCGGGACGATTACCTCAGGTACAGCATTTGGCTCAAGAACCCCACCGAACCTTCGGTTTGGTGGAAAGAGGTTCTGAAGCCAAGTACCATATTCCCCGTTAGGAGAAGAGGTGGC